CATCATGAACGATGAGAACAGCACGGCCGAAGCGAAGATCGAGATGAAGAGCCAAGCAGAGACATGCGCCAACGTAGCTTACGGCCTGGTTATGAGGGCAGTCGAAGGGATGGAGAAGGTCCTGCACGTTGAGCAACGCTTCGCCTTTCGTATAGCCAACACCCATACATGGGTAACGTGTCAGCCCGACCTCGTTGGGCTTTCGCCCGGAGGTCGTGCTGTCCTCGTTGACTACAAGACAACCAGCTCAAGCCAGTTAGATAAGACGGCACAGAACTATCTCAATGCGCCGGCCATGATGGCTTACGCATACGCAATCCACAACGGTCACCCCGTTACACCTATAGGAGCATGAAGATGCTGAAGCCCATTGACTTCAAACAATCAAAGACCGGACGGATGGTGATGTTCTACGGACCACCCGGTACTGGTAAGAGTACGCTTGCGGCCAGGATGGCCAAGGCTCTCGAGGAACAGAGGAAGAAGATCGCAGTGATCCTCGACTTCGAGATCGGCATGAGCCACGCACTCCAGGAGGTGGATGCCAACGCCAAGCTCTTCGACCTGTCCGATCCAACACCGAGCATGGCTGCCGAGCTGATCAGTCTGATGAAGGGCATCCGTGATCGTGATGACGTAGGCATTGTGATCCTCGATACCCTGAGCGAGATGGCATGGAGCCTACTGCAAGGCATTGCCGGCCCGAAGCCCACCACCTTACAAGTTTACGGAGAAAGGAAGAAGGCTCTTCGATCCATCCTTCACGAGCTACGCAACTTAACCAAAGCAGGTAAGCATGTGATCGTACTGAGCCACCAAACCACGGGAGAAGTGGAAGGACTCCCAGGATACTATGCCCCCGAGTGCCCGAAGAATGATCGCTCCGATATCGTTGGGATGTTCGACTGCGTTGCCCGAGTGCAAGCAGCCAGCAAGACACAGGCATCTACTTACGAGTGCCCAGCAGGAGCCCCGTTCCTAAACTTCACTCGAGACTCACAGCATGTCTCGAAGTGTCGATTCAAAATCTTTAGTGACAAAGACACTCACGTCCTTGTCGCCTCGAGCATGGATGATGTCCGTGCAATCACTAAGAAACTCACACCATAGGAGATAGCTATGAGTTTCATGGATCAGATGAACGCCGCCGCCGAGGGTAACGACACCGAGTTCGAACCGTTACCCGACGCATCTTACACCGCCTCGCTCGCCGAGGTCACCACCGAGCAACACCCCGAGGACGGTATCTACCGTACCACCCTCGAGTTCCATATCGTCGAGGGCAACCATACCTCCCGCCGAGTATGGGACAAGGTGAAGCACGCCGAGAATGTACTCTGGAAAGCAGGTGCTATCTTCAACGGCATGGGCATCGAAGCTAACATCGATGGCTGGGACGAATGGGGACGCTCGGTATACGAACAGAAGGGCCGCCGCTTCGTCATCACCACGAAGAATCGTGAGTACAACGGCAAGACCTACACCGGCATCCAGGCTATCAGCTCTGATGATGGCGTACCTTTCTAAATGATTGTCTTCGGCATTGACCCCGGCTTCGCTTCCCTTGGATGGGCAGCAGTCCATTTCACTAACGATAGCCATGGTAACCCCCAGCTCAAGTGCTGCGGGGCCGGGGTCATCCGAACTAAGAAGACAAAAGAGAAGATCCCCCTCTACAAGGACAACCAGGATCGAGCAGAGAATATCGCACAAGCATTACTCAATCTTACTAAAGAGCACAGTGCGATACTTATTGCAGTAGAGGCGGAGAGCTGGACCCGAACGGCCAGCGATAAGCTGCTAGGGATAGCGAGAGGTGTCATCTACGGGATGGCACGCACAGGTAACTACCCCCTTGAGCAGTACCCCCCGCAACTGGTGAGGAAGGAACTGATCGGCAAGCAAGCGGTCAGCAAGACCGACCTCGAAGACTGGCTCCGTGCCAACGTGAAAGACCTGGGGACACACCTTGACAAGCTACCGAAGGGACAACGGAACCATGCAGCAGACGCCGCCGGAGTGGCTATCACCGCTATCCGAAGAGGAACCACAGTCAGGCTCTTACAGAGAATACAGCAAGGAAGAGCTGGCTGAACAAACCTTACTTGGCCTGCTGCTACTAGCACCTGAAACAGACGCTGAAGCCCGAGACGTATACGGAAGTATATCGGCCAAGGACTTTGGCATCCCATCCCACCGCCTGATCTATGCCGAGGCTGAGAAGCTAACCGCAGCGAAGGGACACGCTACTGTCCTCGGCATCATCGAGGGCATGGCCTTCGAGGGGACACTGACCTCCGCAGGCAGCGATGGGTACATCTACCACCTTGCCGACAAGGGACGGGAGGGCATCAGCACTATACCGGAGGCTGCACAGTACGTGCTCGAGTACGCTCGGGCCAGGCGTGTAGCTTTCATTGCAAAGCGCACACTAGACGCAGCCAACATGACCGGGGGCATGACCCTCGACTCAGCGGAGGACCACGCCCGTCGCCTACTGAAGAGCCTTGAGACTGACGACAGGCCGAAGGCTGGCGAGACAGCGCTCGATGGTATCCTCCTCGGCGCGGCCAAGGCGTTCGCCCCAGCTATGAAGACAGGCTGGTGGCACCTCGACCGCAAGGTCAAGTTCAGCCCTGGCCGATTGATCGTACTCGGAGCAAGGCCAGGCACAGGCAAGACCACAGCGGCCACACAGATAGCAGCCCAGGTACTACACGGGCGCAGCCACGGCCGGGTACTCTATGCCTCCGTCGAGATGGACGCAGCCGAGATCGGACTCAAGGCTCTGAGTTGCTTGAGCGCCTACGATTGCATCACTCCCTTCGAGAAGAAGGATAAGGAAGCAATCGAGTACATCATCGGCAACGCTTCCTCCATCGCCCCTACCCTCAACAGGCTGCACGTACTGTACGGCACACGCATGGATAGGCTGAGCAACCTGGCCCATGAGATGAGCAAGGATGAAACAGATCCGCTGCTCCTGGTCATCGTAGACTTCATCACTTCGATGCGCCCTGTCGGTGAGTTCGCAACCAAGTCGGAAGCGATCGGCTCACTGACGAAAGACCTAAAGGAAATGGCACGTACCCTAGAGGTACCCGTGCTAGCATGTGCCCAGCTCAACCGAGGCAGCAGAGATACCGTCAGGCCCTCGATGAAAGACCTCCGTGACTCAGGCGAGATCGAGCAAGATGCTGATGTTGTACTACTTTTACATAATGAGAGGGACCAGGATGGCAACCCGTCAGGCAAGACAGAACTCATCATCGACAAGAACAGATTCGGAGGACCAGGCATCCTGGACTTGTTCCCCGAGTTTCACTACCACCGATTCAAACTGCCCGCCCCAAGCTACGAAAGCTGAGGGCCAACCCCGACCACACACCCCCGCCGGGGGCAGCAAGCCCCCAAGGCGGGGGGACACACCCTGTGAATGTCCCATATGCAAAGACCGCCCTGATGTAGACGTAGGGGGATTCACACTTAGCGAGCAAATGCTTCTCGCTATCCTAGTGTCCCTTATCTTACCGCTCTTATTTATCTAGATCACCAGCGCCACTTCAGTCCTACGAGGGCTTGCCATTCCGGCGTTTGCCCCCACTCCCCCGTCGCGAGTACCGACGCTGTTGCATCCAGCTCTCGGCCGACCCTATGGCGAGCAGCAAGAGAGCCACTCCAACGATCGGTATTGCCGCTGAGGCTAAGGTCCAAGCCGCCAACCTCTTCACCTCGAAGCACTACTTCTTTGAGGAAGGCTTTTTTGCGGGAGCTTTGGCAGCCTCCACGGCGATGACCTTCTGCTTGGCCACGTCCTCGAGGCTGATCCCTGCAACACCAGCGATAGCGCCGAGCACAGAGGTGATGATCACTTCGGTCGGGAGGTCCGGCCAGAAGTGGGCAGCGAGGAGGGGGAGGATAGCTGCGGCGATACTGAGCCAGAGCTTACGAGATTTTAGTTTGCTGTTCATTTCTTTCCCTTAGTCTTCTGGTCTTTGGCAGGGTTGCTCTCGGTCGGTGTGCGCTCGCTAGGTCGAAGGTCTTTATGATCCCGCTCACGGAGAATACGCTTGGCCTTCTCATCATAAAGCGAGTGCCCCAACCATCCCGGTATTGCTGCCTTCTTGGTATTATGAATGGCTTGCTTTTTAGCACTCCCGGCAGGGTATTTCTTTGCCGTGCTCTTTCTCTTAGAGTAAGGCCGGCTCTTTCTGGGTTCGTACTCACCGGGAGTCATGCTCTTCCCTCTGGGTTGCTTCTTACCCTTTGCTTCCTTCGACTTCTTAGCAGCGAGAGCAAGAGCCGCTGTTGCAGCAGCAGCATTTACTGCATAGTACCACTCCTTGGCACCTGGCACCTTGATCTTCCTCATCTTCTTGGCAGCCCCGCCGTCCTTTGCCTCGTATCCTTTCGGCGACTTCTTCGGCTTGACGAGGCCAGCCTTGCCAGGGGTAGTGCTGACCTTCGCTCCACTCTTCTTGGCTGCTGCCATCTCACGCAAGACCTTCTTCGCCTTGGCGTCTGCCGCGGCCCTGCCGCCCTTATCCACCATTGTCTTTCGGTGAGCGCTCAACAACTTGGCCTTCCTCTTGGCCTTGGCCTTGGCCTTTGATGCTGTCTCGCTCAACTCCACCATCGTCTTTCGATTAGGGTTTGCCTTGGTCTTCGCCTTCGTTTTTGACGGTGGATCCCATCCATGCTTATTCAGCTTAACCTTGCTCTTGCCGCCACCCCAGCCACCTCGGCTTGGGCCTATACCAATGTCATCACCTTTGTACGCGGATCCGCTACCAGCCATCTTACTTCCCTCTTTTCTTAGCTGCCATCTCGCGGAGAATCCGCTTGGCCTTCTTGTCTCTCTTGTTAGTCAGAACGGGACCGAATCGGGGTCAATCATTCCTCGCCGGTAAGCACTACTAGCTTTGGCAGCCTTCCTCGCTGATTTCATCTGCTTCGGATTATTTTTGCGGATGGTTCTTGGGGGCTCACCAGCTTTGACATGTCTCACTTGTCTCTGATGGGCTGTCATAGGTGCGGGCTTACCAGCTTTGACATCAGCGATAGCCTTCTCAATAATCTGATGGCTCTGAGCATGGGATGTTGGTTTCCCACTCCCACCGCGCTGCATAACAGAGTGTCGAGGGGTACTCTTCATGCTACCCCAAACGTCCATCTGCTGGGCCTCCGGGATGCGTGACCAGACTTTTCGCCTCATTTCCTGGCTCATTTTCTTAAGGGACTTCGGTACAGCAGGGCCACGAGCGAGAACGAAGTCGGCCATAGCGTCCGATCCCCCCTTCTTCTTGACTTTTTCCATCTTACGCAAGACCCTCTTCGCCTTGGCCTCGCTGATATACTTCCGTATACCAGACTTACCAGCCGTAGTGCCAAACTTCGCTTTACTCTCCTTAGCTGCCATCTCACGCAAGACCTTCTTCGCCTTGGCATCTGCCGCGGCCCTGGTCTTTAGCTTGCTCTTGCCGCCACCCCAGCCACCTCGGCTCGGGCCTATACCAATGTCATCACCTTTGTACGGGGATCCGCTCATCTTACTTCCCTCTCTCGTCCCAGCGAGCCGGGTTGGTTGTTCTCATATCGTAATGCGTGAACGTAGTATAGCGACCGATGCCACCATTAGGGATGCGCCCATCCCGAATCAACTCTTCAATCATGTTGGCCATCATGTCCGGGGACACGCTCTTGCACACGATGTCAGCAGCTAGGCATCGGCGATGCGTGCTGTTGAACCGACCGCCGACAGACTTGTTGTGCTTCTCACAACGGTAGCCTGAGTTGATCGTGATCGGTGCGTTGCATAGGTGACGCAGCGCTTGCAGTACCCAGGCTAGGTGACGGGCAGCCATGAGATCAGGAAGCTCGCCGCAGCAGCGACAGGATAGCTCGGTGGCCTTGAAGTTCTTAGGCCAGCCGTGCTTCGTAGCATCCCTCAGCTTCGCATGGTTCATTCCGATTCATCCCATTCGTCAGCTAACTCTCGAGCCTCGTCTTCCGTTAGGCTGCGAACAACCGGCGAAGGCTCAGTGTTCGTCTTCACAATACACTGAGTGTCATCCGGCGAACAAACATACCAAGGGGTATCAACTACTTGGCCGCTGGCTATAATGTAATACTTCATTGGTGCGCCGCCCGCCCAGCATTGTAGTTACGCAACACCTCGTCAGCCGAGAGGATCCGATCGTAGACACGAGCCGTGTCGATGTCTCCGTGGAAGCGTTGTGTCGTCTTTGGCCCTGGTGGATCGTAGATCGTAGCGCCCACAGAGATTTGAGTGTTTGACTGAGGATAAGCCAAAGCCCCTGCTCCGGCGCTAGGAACAACAGCGCCATTTACATAGATAATGGGCACGACCCCTGTCCCGGCAGTCATGGCAATATGGAACCAGTTGCCAACTGTAATCACCCCCGCCGCCGTATTCACCCTATTCGAGTTGTTCACATAGCAACGGAGTTCGCCGTTCGTCCGCAGACTGATAATCAGATAACCCGTCGTCGTATCGCTGTTGATCGAGATCAATCGAGAGTGCGCTGCGAGCCCGGCAGGCTTCATCCAGCACTCCATCGTCGCCGATGTCAGGTCGGCAGTGATCGGTAGCGGATTGACACCCGTCTCGGCATACGGCCAAGGCGCTACAACGTAGTCACCGACCCCATCAAAGAAGGGCCAGGTGCCACCAGTGTGGTCCTCGCCATTGTACCCGTTAGACGAGATGTCATACCAGGTCGTGCTGAAACTAAGACGGCTAAAGCTACCGACGCCAGCGCCGATAGGCTTGCCACTCTTGTGGGATTTCCTACCGCGGCGTGTCATACTAGCTGAACTGAGTAAGAGTGAAGTCCTGACCTGCTGCCGATCCGATAAGACTCACACTCGTACCTGCCTTGCACGCAAACTCGAAAGACTCACCCGGAGCAACCAGGACACCGTTGATTGTCGGGTCAGGAGTTACATAGAAGTTGGCAGCACCGTTGTTAGAAAAGATGAAGTAAGTCCCTGAAAGCAGGATGGTAACTTGGTTACCAGGGGCAGCCGGGATAGTACCCACTACTATTG